CTTAATATGTGCCATGATTATTGTTGTTGCATCTAACTAATATTTAGTTATATTGAGATATTGTTAAGTACGTGTTTTAAAGTAGATATTATTATTCACACCACTTGCGTAGAACAGTGGCAGTGGTGGTGTTGCTGTTTCGTCTAGCCCGAGAATGATAGGGGTAATTTTGAAGTCATCTTTAATTACCCCAAACTTATCGTGATTAAACGCATACACATCGTCGCGGTCAACTGCAAAGTCAAACGACCAAATGTTATGTGTGCCCACATAGTTAACACCAAACGCATACTCTGCAACATCAGCAGTTATAACAGACAGATAAGTAAATTCTAGTAACTGTGCTCGCAAACTTAATAACTGATATATTGTTTCCCAGTTACGCTGTTGATTGCGTTGCTTCTGTTGTTCTATTGATTGCGTCAGTACTTTAGTTTCGGTTATATCTATTAGTGTATATGCTCGATACTGATATAATGCTTCCATAGCAATATTTATAGTCGTAAAAAAATGGCAGTTTTTTAACTGCCATTTTAGTTTACATTTTAATGTTTTATATTAGAATGTGTAGTCTGCAACTGTAGTAGTTGCAACTGCTGCATTACAGATACCTTGTAATGAAGCTGTACCTGAAGTTGCTGTAACTTGTGTACCTGAGATAGCAACACGGAATGCATCTCCTGCTGGTGTACCTAAGATTTCAACAGTACCGATTGTTTCGATAGCACGTACTAGTTTTTCAAAGTCACTATCAACTGCTGAATAACCTGTATGAACGCCTGTTAAACCAACAGTGAACATTTGTAATGAACGACCTGTTGTTACTACTGGTAAAGCACCACCGTTAACGCGAGCTGGTGTAGTCATAATATTTCTCCTAATTTTAAGTTTGCGTGTTTAAGCGCATACATTTATTTATCATCTGCGCAAAATTCCATACTGTAATGTGTTTATTTTTAACTACGGCGCAATGCGTTTGTACGTGTAAATTCAAGTCTATCGACTAGCTTAATTGCACCGCCATCGTGTCCTATTGCAACAAAGCCTTCTGGAGCAGTTACTTTGTAACCGTCATTTGTTTTCTGAAATGTACCAATGCTGTCTACTTGTTGTAGTTTACGCATCAACGCATGTTTAAGTTCGATAATACGTTTGTATGTAGCAAGTATAATCAGCAAGTTATTTGCATTGTCTGCTACCCATTGTTCTTTTTCTTTAATCTTTACCAAGCGAGCTTGTGCCGCACGTCCTGCAATACCGCCCGATAAATTCTCAATGTCTTTCATTAGTTCAGCATTGTAATAGTCAACAAACTTTTGTAAGAATTGCAATGGTTCGCCCACTTGTTCGCCTTGTCTTACCATTTGATTTATGAATGGTTTAATGCTACGTGCAAAGTCTTTATTGTTTAATATGATGTCAAAGCGAGCTTGCCCAATCTTCTCTATTGTTGCTGTTGTTGATGCAATTTGTTTTTGTATGCTTGCGTTTTCAGTCGGCGTTAAACTTGCAATGCCTGTGAAGTCTTTATATGTTGCATCATCAAACCATACCGCTGACGTTTGATGCAAGCTACCTACGTTTACTCCGTAGTTTGCTGTCATTGCCTCTAGTGAAGTGCCTTCGTAGCTAGTGTGGAATATAATACCAAGACTAGCTTTCGCAATACGTTTACCTAAGTTGCTATCAACTGGTACTGCATACGTAATTGTGTTTGGGGTAAACACATAACAATCTTCATCATTAATAGATACAGTGCTTACATCGCCTTCTGTAAACATTAAGTCGCCTTGTATAACGCCACCGATGCCAAGTTTTGGGAGATGTTTTAATGCTGAAAGTAATTTAGTAGCAAGCTCTGGTTGTGCGCTGTACCATTTGTCAATGTCTTTTGGTGTTTTACAACGTTTTGGCTCACCTTTAGCAAATACTGATTTAGTACCAATAAAAAACTTACTATCACTCGGGTCAATACCACAGATAATTGCAGGAGCGCCATCCCATTTAACTGTGAGCTGTGTAGTTGTACCTGTGCCTTCTGCTAACATAGCACGTAAACTTTCTACGTAGTTTAATGCCGCTTGCGCACCCACATAGCCACTATTAAAGATTAAATCTTCTAAGTGTTCTATATGAATTTTTGGTGCAGCAACTGTTGCTTCAGCAAGTAACCATTGCGGTGTTTGTTTCTTTATTTCAAATAACTTCATTTAATGTCCATACTTAAACTGTTGGTGTTGCTGGTGCGGTACTAGTTTTAGCGGCAAGTGCAGCATATCTAGGATCAGTTGGTCCGATGCCACCTATTGTCGGTAATGCTGTTGGTTTTACAGGTTTTGGTTTTGCAACTTTTGCTGTCGGTGCCGGTGTGGCGGCTGGCCCTAATGCTCGTTTTGCCATAAAATTAGAAACCTCTGTATTCACCCATTGAGACATTGTGTTAAGAGATGTATTAACGGGTGTAGTAGTTGGCGCCACACCAGTAAATGTAGTAAACCATTGTACTGCTTGCGCAGGCTGAGATTGCTGACCCGATAATTTAATATTTTTATCAATCGCAACCCATTTTTGTAGTGCACCAGTGGCAACTTTTTTAGTTTGCTCTGCTTGTTGTCTCGATGTTTGTGATGCTTGGTATCCTGTTTTTGCCGCGGCGACCGCTTGTGGAAGTTTAGGTATTGCAGCTACTCCTTTACCTATTTTGTTAGCCGCAGTTGCAATTACACCAGCTTTAGTAAATTTTCCCTGTGCATTTCGTGTGCCCATTTTAGCACCACCTTTGAGCCCACTAGTAAAATTTTGCCCTAAATTTTTAAGCGAATCAACAAAGCCTTCGTCTACAGTATTTTCTGTTAATATTTCATTAATCTTCATATATGTTCTCTATTATTTTAATAAGCCGGCTGATTTAATTACAGCATTTACTTCTGGCGAGTCTGTTCCGGTAGTCGCTACTTTGTTTTTTGCAAGTGTTCTTAAATATGCTGCATTCTGAGCTGCAACCACTGGTTCTCCACTTGTGCCAGAGAAAGATGCAGTTGGGGCAGCATCTTGCGCTGTGTTTGGTAATGCAGTAGCATAGCTAGTCGGGATACCTTTAGTAGTATTTGCTATAGTATTTGATACAGCACCAATACCATTTGCAACACCATTGAGTGCTCCACCGATTAATCCAGGATTTGCTTTACGATTAGCAACACTAGCTGCGCCGCGTTGTGCTGATGCATTAAATCTATCGACTATTCCGGGTTTTTTAACTTCAGGGGCGGTAGATTGTGCTATTAAATCGTCAATCTCTGCTTCAGCTAATATTTCATTAATCTTCATCTTTCAGTTTCCGTATGCCCCGTGCAAATTTTGCAGGGTCTTGTCCTTTAATTGCATTGAGTAAACGTCGTTCTAACTCACCGGCGGCTTCTGCATCGTAGCTTTCACGGATGTGATTAATGAGATTAATAGCACCATTAATGATGTTATTGGCTCTGCTTTCAATCAGATTTGCTTTATCCTTGTGCTGTAATAGCTCATCGAGTTCAGTAAGGATACTACGGGTGCGCTTTTGCAAGATCTTACTCCATTTGTATTATTTATTAGTAATTAAGAATAAGTTAATCCGAATTCTTTAGACCAGCAAGCATACTTTTAAGTTTGCTACTATCTACAGTTGCATTGATTTTTGGATGGTCTGTAATTTCACCAGTTTCTTTATTAACTGTTGAGTTTGGTTTAATGTTGTTTAGCACATTGTTGATATTACGACTTGCACCATTGCCATCACCTGCCATATCTTCACCAGGGTCTGTAATGCGCATTGTTTCGATATTGTATTCCAAGTCTACTTTATGTCCTACACCAGTTGAGCTACGTGACTTCATACATTGTAACTGATAGCGACCACGTTCTTTCATTGCTCTGCTTGTAAAGATACCAAACACGTTATCTGCTGTATTAATCTTACTAATACCACCCGCAATATGACTATGATCAAACTCAATTTCTTCAACTGCACTACGATTTAACTGCGATGCTGTTACAAGTAATACATTAAGCTCTTTTGCTAAGTTGCGCAATTCTTCTGCTACGTACTTGTCTTTAATAAACTGATCATTTGGGTTAACTTTAATCGACACTGGCATTACTAAGTCTAAGTAATCCACCATAACAAAGTCAATTTTAATACCTGTTTGTATCTGCACTTCTTTTAAGTAACTGCGTATGTCGTTTACGTTACTTTGTGCTGGAAAGCCCTTAACACGATATTGTCCAGATTTCTTACCCACCATCTTAACTTTAAGTTCTGTTGTATCAATATCTTTTCTAATGTCTTTTGTACTC